ACCACCTACACGCTCACAGGCTGCCGGATCAATGCTAGCTCCAGGTGATGCCCCTGGCCGCCCGCGTTCCGGACCAGCTTTATGTCGAATGGCCCGGCATCGATCACGGTCCCGTTTGCGTCCTGAATGTTCGTGATCCGGTAGGTGCCCTCCGCGCCATCCGCCATCAGGTCGGAGCGATACTCCAGAAAGAGCGTGTGATAGCTCATATCGGCCCCCTCCGTGGAGCGCGCTACCTGTTCGGCTGACCACCCGCTCGCGCCAGGCCTCGGCATCAGTCGACATTTCACGCCCGTTGCATAGTCCGCCCATGAGTCCGTGCCGTGTCCGTAGTCGCTGGACGATCCGGCCCCGGGCGTATTTTTCTGGATGGTGCAGGTGTGGATCAGCAGCGATTTGAGCACAGAGACAGTCACGAGCCGTAATCCTCCGGATCGGCGCCCCACTGCTTCATGCCGAACATGTGGCCGATCTCATCCCCCTCGTCATCCGTATCTCGCCAGGAGATAAGCCCGGTCCACACGGCCCCCACGCCCTTCTCCCACTCCTCCGCCTGGGCACGCAGATTGGCGGCCGTCTGGCGCAGATCCTCCGCGTAGTCCCCGATCCGCACGCTGCGGGCCTTGGCCGCATACATGTTCGCCAGTACCCGCAGCACCATTGGAACCGCCTTCTGCCAGGAGCCAGCGGTATTGATATATAGATTCAGCTCGTCGTCGGAGAAATTCGTGCCGTCCGGCTTTACCCCAGCATTTGCGGCATCAGACGTGTCTCCGATAGCAGCACGAACCTTCGCCAGATCCGTGCTTAGCGAGGGATCGTATGTGAACGTCATGCTGGCCGCTCGTAATACACGTCGATGGTGATCTCAGTATTGGCATTGTGTCCGGATGAGACGGCCTTGATCCGGCTGCTTACCGGGATCTCCCCGTAGACGCCGGTGATGGCCGTCCCGCTTTCGTCGATCGCTTGTTTTCGCACGGGGGCCTCAACGTCCGTGGCGCTGGCCGACACCTGATGGATGACGATGCCCGAGTCCTCATCCGTGATGGTCAGCGCGCCCGTGGTCGCGTTCCCGTTGGTGTAGGACACTTTGAGGAACTTGATCCACCCGAACACGGGGGAATCACTGTATCCCGTGTCAGAGGCCCCCGTTAGGGTGATGCGCTCGTGATAGATCACGGCTGTACCTCCAGCAGCGGGTTGTTCCGCAGCTCCTCCAGGTACGGCGCGTCCGCAGGCACGCTCACAGGCTCCCGGCTGAAGATAAGCCCGGCCGATTGCACGATATCGAGATTGCAATCATCCCGGACTCGCACGGTATAGGTCGTCGGCTCCGGCTCCGGCTGTTCATTCGTGGCTTCTACCTGCTCCGGCTCCGGCTGTTGGGTCCCCTCAACAACCTGGTCAGCTTTTCGTCGAGCCATGATCTCACCTCATCAGTTGTTGTGATTCGCCAGACACACCCAATCGCTTCCGTTCCAGATCAGCAGCAGGGTGTCATTCGGCCCCAGCACCACATCGCCGCCGCACTCCACGTTAGCACCCGCGCCGTCCACGGTGATGTTGTCGGACGCGTTGCCATTGCGTAGGATCAGGAGATCCCCGGCCTCGGAGCCATCAGCAACGGCAGTGGTGGTGCTGGTCGTCACCCATGCCGTGGATGTGATCGTCTGGTAGGTCCCGGCCGCGGTGATGGTCCCGCCGTTGGATACGGCGACCGTAGATTGAGCCGATAGGTTAATCCAGTCGCCGATATCCACCTGGCCGCTGAGCACATCAAAGCCGCCACCGTTGGGGAAACGCGCCACGGGCGTGGCAGAATCCCGCACCTCCAGGATCACAGAGACACCTTTGTTATCGATCACGGCCGCGGGCGTCGCCGTCGGCATGGTCGTCGGTGCCGCGACAACGAGCCCGGTGAAGTTGCTCACATCCCCGCCCGCCAGGGCACGGCTTCCCACCGCGCCCTCCGGATACTCCGGTAGCGGCTGGAGATCCTGAGTCGGCAGAAACCACCCGGCAAGCGCCAGGAGGAACATGGCGAGTCCGATCAGCGCGTTTCGCCAGTTGATCCGAATGTTGCTCATAGCCTCACGCTCCTAGCTGAGATGATAGGGACATAATGTTGTCCTCACGATTCCGATCACGTGTTGCCCATGGTCGCCAGTCGCCAGTCGCCATAGGCCACGTAATAGCGGGCGTAGAACTTGAAGTAGTACCGTCCGCCATCCGGGGCCTCCGGATCGAACCACGTGGCCTGCAGGTTCGGCTGTTCTCGCATGACCAGGATGATCGGCTTCACGTTCTCGTTGGCCGCCACCAGCACCCATGCAGTGGAGTCCAGCCACGGCGCAACGATGTATTCGACTTCGCCCGCCCACGGGTTGCGCTCCCGATTTGCCGTGTCATATGCCTCCGGGTTGTCGGCGATCTGCGCGGCCGTGCGCTTCAGCGCAGGCGGCACCACCAGCAGGTTCGGAATGAACCCGGTATACTCGCCCTGGTCGTCCAGCCGCGTGGATGCGGCGATGTAGACGGTCTCGAAGTTGTCCAGGGTAAGGGGCAACGCGTTGACATTGGACTGGGCCGTCTGATACGCCGCGCCCTTATCCACATGGGAGCTGGAGAAGAAGTTCTGACCGTCATAGCACAGACCATATGTGCTGGTGTCACCAGCGTTGAGTGCCTGGAAGACCAATTTGTTGATGTGCTTGTTGAAATTGGCCCCGGCACCCCGCACGCGGCGCTCCAGATCTCCGATCCGATCGTCCTTCAGCGCGTTGTGGCTGAGCCAAACGGTGATGTTCCAATCCCTCGGCTCAACCGTCAGGCGCTTTTCGATGAAATCCTGAACGGTGACGCCAGTTTTGCTGTCTACCGGCATCGGCGCAGCGCCCAGATCCACCAGGTCCGTTGTCTTGCCGTCCATGTTATGCACCATGGCGATCCGCTGCCACATCGGCTGAATCTCACGGACGGCCTGCAGGAACCCGGCTCGGGCGCCAGCCACCAGATGCCCAGGAACGTTTCCAGAAATCATCGCTTACCTCCATCCTCCGTTGATCTGTATTGTCACCATCACTGCACGGTCGGATAGCCGCCCGGGTTGATCTGCACGAACACATAGCCGTTTTCCACCCGGGTGATCCGCCCCACGCTCAGGTTGCCGGTGGACGTGGTGGTCAACGTGCCGCTATCGCTGAAATAGACGGCCTTCCCCACATCCGCATCCGTGAATCCGAACGAGTTGCGGAAACCAACCTCACCGCCAGTGATGATCTCGATCTCGTTGTCCGTCTCCGTGTCGCTGGTAGCCACGGTTGCGCCCTCGGCCGCGATCCCCAGGAAAACGTCACCAGACGCGATGGTGACGCTGCTGGTGAACCCACGGCCGTATACCGTGTCCACATCCATATCCAGCATGATCGGCTGCCCCTTGTAGATCGTCTGGGCCGTGCTGTTGTCCAGCACCCAACGCTCCTTTTTCAGCAGGTTGGGATACCGGAACCGCAGCGGTGCATCACGAGTCAGGTCGGCCATCATTCACCTCCCACACCAAATTCGCTGAGATCGTAGGCCCGCGCATCTCCAAGCTCGGGATTCGCCTCAAAGAACAGCTCAACGGTGCCGCCAGCATCCAGGAAGCGCCGCAGAGCCTCCTTCATCGCATCCGGCAGCGCCTTCGGAGCGCCGCCCTCCTCGGCCGTCCCGACCTCGGTGAAGTCCACGGTGCCGCTCTCATAGATTCTGTTGAGCAAGTCCATCACCTTCGCCCTGTGCGGCTTCGGCAGCTCAAGTAGCAGCTCCGAAAGCTCGGTTTCCTTGACCGGCAGAGCGTGCTTACCCTCGCTCGTCACCCGCTCGGCGAACTCGGCGATGGCCCGCTCCTCCCGCATTCGCTCCATCATCTCGGCGATCATGCGCTGTCGCTGTCGCTCAAGCGCCTCGATCTCCTGTTGGAGCCGTGCCCGCATCTCCGCCTCGAACTGCTCACGCACACTCGGATCGAGTAGATCGATCACGGACTGCGTGGTGTCCTTAGGCGGAGCTTCGCCCGCGCCCGCGCCAGGCTCGGGCTGTCCGTCCTGTCGCTCCTTGTCCTTCTCGCCCATCGATACCTCCTGTTCCTGAGTTTGCTTTGATTCGCTAGCCTCCACCCACTCCTGCCGGACACGAACCCACTCATCACGCGGCGCAAACGTGATGCCGTCGTCCCCGGCGGAGTAAGCGACTTTGTAGTAGGCATCGCCCTCACGGACGATCACGAACTCCTCATACACCTCTTCCGGCCAGATCTCGGCCGGGCGTACATCGTCCGGTCTGGCAAACTGGTCGTAGAATGCCCGACGCACGCTGTCCACGAGCTTATCCAGGCTGCCGTCGCTGGCCTGGAGGAAATACATTTCCCCCAACTCAACCGGCTTGAGCCCCTTGACCGCAGGGAAGTTGACCAGGCTGATGGAACGGAGCACCTTGCGCCCCATGTCGATGGTGGCGGACAGGTAGCGAAACACCTTGTCGCCCACGAGCTTCCGCCCCAGGTCGTTCCATTCCACCTCCGCCATGAGCCTGTTGCCCTGCCGCCAGATGCGCCGCACCCACCCGGCCGCCTCCCGACGCTCGTGCATCACATCGATCGGCACATCCTGCCCAGCCTCACCGGCCTCGAATGCGGCCACCAGCTCATCCAGGATCTCCGACGTGATTTCGATCTCCCGGCCGTGCGCGTCGACGAATTTCCCGGTGCGCAGGAACTCGACGGCGCTG